TTTAAAGTAATTAATAATTTTTTATCTAATAAAAATTATAAAGTTATTAATAATGCTATGAATGAAGAATACTTTCCATGGTACTATAATAATTATAAAGTAGATGGAGATAATGAATTGTTTCACTATCAAATGACACATGTTTTTTACAGAGATGGTAAAATTAATTCTAGTTATTTTTATATTTTAGAACCTTTATTTAAAAAAATAAAACTTAAAACTTTAATAAGAGTTAAAGCAAATTTAAATCCAATTAGTGAAACGCTTGTTGAATTTAGTAAACATAAAGACACACCCAAAAACACTAAAAATAAAAGTATGATTTATTATATAAATAGTAATAATGGATATACTAAAATTAAAAATAAAAAAATAAAATCTACAGCAAATAAAGCGTTGTTTTTTCCATCGGATACTATTCACAATGGAACTAACTCTACCGACTGTAATAACAGAATGGTTATAAATATTATCTATGTCGTTTAAAAAAAATAAATATGTAATTATAAAACAAGCTATTAATAAAGATTTAGCTTTATTCTTATACAATTACTTTCTTATGAAAAGACAGGTATTAGATACCTGTCTTAATGCTAGATACATTTCACCTTATGAAACATTATTAGGTCAATACGAAGGAGCTAACAGTCAAATCCCACACACCTATTCAAATTATTCTGACATAGCTATGGAAACTTTAATGTTAAAGTGTCAACCTGTTATGGAAAAAATTACAGGATTAAAACTATATCCAGCTTATACCTATACAAGGATTTATAAAAAAGGTGATATTCTTAAAAGACATAAAGATAGATTTAGTTGTGAAATTTCTACGACCATGAATCTTGGTGGTGATGATTGGCCAATTTATTTAGAACCATCTGAAGAAATAAATAAAAAAGGCATTAAAGTAAATTTAAAACCCGGTGATATGTTAGTCTATTCTGGTTGTGAATTAGAACATTGGCGAGAAAAATTTAAAGGTAAAGACTGTGCTCAAGTATTTCTTCACTATAATAATAAAAAAACTCCAGGATCTAAAGATAATATGTTTGACAAACGTCTACATTTAGGTCTTCCATCTTGGTTTAAACGATGATATATCCCTATAATGAAGGCAGTAATCCACCATACCTACTGCCTTCTTTATAAGGATTATATTAAATGTTACAAAAACTAGGTTTTTTACCAGGATTCAATAAACAAGTAACCTCAACAGGCGCTGAATCTCAGTGGACTGGCGGTACAAATGTACGTTTTAGATATGGTACGCCCGAAAAAATAGGTGGTTGGAGTCAGTTAGGTGAAAGTAAATTAACAGGCGCTGCTAGACAATTGCATCACATGGTCAACAAAGCAGGTATTAAATATGCAATTATTGGAACCAATAGAATTTTATACGCATACTCAGGAGATGTGTATTATGATATACATCCTCTAGTTAATCCATCCGGTACAGCTATTACAAGTGCGTTTAGCACGACTAATGGATCTCCAACTGTAACACTTACATTTGGTGGTGTTCATACTTTTGAAGCGGGAGATATTATTTTATTTGGAGATGCGTCTACGTTTAGTGCTATTACAAATTCTAATTTTGGTGCTGCAGATTTTGCTAATAAAAAATTTATGGTAACAAGTGTACCTGATCCTACATCTATAACTATTACAATGCCCTCTAATGAAACAGGATCGGGTGCTACTACTTCTGGAGGAATTACTTTTTTTCAATATTATCATGTGGGTCCAGCAGAACAAGTTGGTGTTTTTGGGTGGGGTATATCTAAATATGGTGGAACAGCAATTTCTCCTCAAACAACAACTTTAAATGGATCATTATCTGCTAACTCAGCAGGAACAGGTGGAACTGGAACTAGTATTATTTTAACATCTGTATTAAATTTTCCAACAACCGGAACTAATTTTATACAAGTAGGTACCGAAGAAATTTCTTACACAGGAGTAAATACAGCAACAAATACTTTAACAGGAATAACTAGAAATGTTAGAGGAACAACAAATGCTTCTCACAGCACAGGAGCAACAGTTACAGATTACAGTAATTTTTCTGGTTGGGGTCAATCATCAGCTGACACAGACACCGTTGCTGAACCAGGTATGTGGGCATTAGATAATTTAGGAAGTACACTTATTGCTTTAATCTTTAATGGGGAATGTTTTGAATGGAATGCTGATGCAACAAATGCTACAAACACACGAGCTACTATTATATCTGGTGCACCAACAGCATCACGTGACATGTTAGTATCTACGCCCGATCGTCACTTAGTATTTTTTGGAACAGAGACAACGATTGGTGATAAAACAACACAAGATGATATGTTTATAAGGTTTTCTTCTCAAGAAAATATTAATGACTACACACCTACAGCTGAAAACAGTGCAGGTACACAAAGACTGGCCGATGGATCACGGATCATGGGAGCTGAACTTGGTAGAAATGCATTATATGTTTGGAGTGATACAGCTTTATTTACCATGCGTTTTGTAGGAACTCCTTTTACATTTGCTTTTGAACAAGTTGGAACTAACTGTGGATTGATTGGTATGAATGCAGCAGTAGAGGTTGATGGTGCTGCGTATTGGATGTCTGATAATGGTTTCTTTAGGTACACTGGTAAACTAGAATCTATGGACTGTTTAGTAGAAGATTATGTTTATGACAATTTAAATACAACATCTAATCAATTTGTTTATGCAGGTATTAATAATTTGTTTGGAGAGGTTACTTGGTTTTATCCAGAATCTAATTCAAATGTTAACACACAGTCAGTTACGTACAGTTATTTAGACTCAACTTCTAAACGACCTATATGGTTTGTTAATGCAAGTCCTTTATTTATTAGAACAACTTGGCAAGATTCTTCTGTATTTGGATTACCGCATGCAACTCAATACGATGCAGGAACAGATACTTCTTTTGATGTTGAAGGTAATACGGACGGAATTTCATATTATTATGAACATGAAACAGGAGTTAATCAAATAAGGTTAGGTGTTATTACCGCTATTCCAGCAGATATTACATCTGGTGATTATGATATTACACAAAAAGTTATAAGAGGAGCCGCAACCAACCTAGGTGATCTTAGAGGTGATGGTGAAAATATTATGAGAGTTAGTAGAATTATACCAGATTTTATAGCACAACAAGGAAATGCTATTATACAATTAGATTTAAGAAATTATCCAAACGATGCTGCAGCTAGCTCATCATTAGGACCTTTTACAGTATCATCTACAACAGATAAAGTAGACACACGTGCTAGAGGTAGAGCTATAGCTCTTACAATATCCAATACTGCAGTAGATACTAGTTGGAAATTAGGGACTTTTAGGTTAGATATACAAACTGGAGGAAGACGATAATGTCAATTACAAGATTACAACAAGCTAGACAGATGTATGCAATGGGCCAAAGAGTTGCTAAAACTTTAGATGGTTCAAGACCTGGTTATGGTGGTGGTGCTGACATGGGTACTAAGTCTGGAACTTCCAAAGGATCTAGTGCTAACACAGGTCTTTCAGGTGGATACCAAGGTGGACCTAAAGGTGGGACGGGACCAACAAGTGATGGTGGTGGAGGCAATGGTGGTGGTGGAGATCCGCCAGTTACTGCAGATAACATAGATGATATAGTTCTTACAGGTAAAGATTATAAAAAGCACGCAAGAAAGTTTGACGTAGGTGTTGCAGGTGGTTATGCTAAAGATCAAGTTACAGGACCAGGAATAGGTCCATATCGACCTGGAACATATAATCCTTTTAGATATAATAGACCTCAAGTAAACATTCCTAATCTTGGTATTTTTGGTATGGCTGCAAATTTTGCTAAAAAACCAATTCAAGCATTTGCTGATTTTACTGCTTCAAAAAATAGACCTTATTTTATGGATGAAGTAGTAAGAGCAGGAAAATATACTTTACCAGACGGTACAAAACTAGATTATGGAACTGTTTCTGAAATGACTAATCAAGAACTAGAAGCAGCTTACAAAGGTTATTTATCGGATAGATTATCCGGTGTAACAGACGCTTATGGTAATCCTAACCCTGGTTATAATAGTGGTGGCGGAGGTCCTGATCAAGGTATTGCAACTCTATATAATAATAACATGTTTGATGACACAGAACAAAATGCAAATGATCCATTTGCTTCAAGATACTTACAAAATCAACCTGATGATATTAGAGAAGCAATTGAAGCAAGAATGCAAGATTACTACACTGTGTAATGGCAAAAATTGTACAAACATTAACTAGAGCAAGCTCAGAGTATGAAGAAGATGTAGCACAATCTTTGGTAAGAGATTTAGATGCGGTGTTAGAAAAACTTAACACTACATTTCAAGAAGAATTAAAACAGGAGATAGAAGCTAGAAGCTTCTTTTTAGATTAATGGCAGTAGTAAACCAATATAAATTTGTAGGTATAGATAACAGCACAACAGGTAGTGCACTCACACCACTAGGTGCTAGTATCCCTGCAGTCAATGAAACAATAGTTATTAAATCAATATTAGTTACATCAGCTGGTACACCTACAGTAACAATCATAAACAATAGTATTACAGCTATCAAATCAGCACAGTTAACAGCAAACACAACAACAGAATTATTAACACAACCACTAATAGTTGAAGGGGGTACATCTTTTACAGTGCAATCAAGCACAACAGACTCGTTTGATGTAGCTATCAGCTATCTAAACATTAAGAAAGAGGTAACAACATAATGATAGAGCTAACACCAGAAAAAATAATAACTACAATTAAAAACAAAAAAACAGGTGAGGTTTATGAAACCGAAGAAGTTTTAAAAGCTGCTAATATACCAGAAGAAGACGTGCAAAGAGACGTAACAGTTATCATGCCACCTCTTGATTTAATGGGAAAAACAAAGTAAACTGACAAAACCATGGGAATAGAAGATATACAAATTTCAGAAGAGCTAGAGACTAACGCACCATCTATAAAATATAGAGGTAATGAAGGTCCTAAATCTCCACAACAAATAGAGCAAATGATGATGGCTCAACTAGAAGAAGAGTATTTAAAATATGTTGATGACATGATGGAACAAGGAATTGAGCCTATGTCTATGCAACAGTTTATGGATCAAGCTATGGCCGAAGGACAAATGGCTGGTGGCAATCCTTTACCAAACGATCCAACAAAACCAGTTAATCCTTTCCAACCTAAACCAACAG